TTCGGCTGCGGAAATCATAGCGCTGATCCGCGAAGAGTCAGCGAGTTTAGATAGCAAGGGCGGTGCAGCATGGAACTGAAACATTCCCACCAAGTGCATGAGTTAAAGATTTTGCCTGAATATTTTCAAGCGGTAGCTGATGGCAAAAAGAAAGCGGAGTTTCGCGTTAATGATCGTGATTTTCATCATGGAGACCTGATCATTCTTAATGAATGGGATAGTGCCAGTAATCGTTTTACCGGAAGAAAGAAAAGCGCGGTGATTACTCATCTAACTAACATTGACCACGTTGAGCCGTTAACACGTTGTGCAGGTGCTGGTTACGTGATGATGTCGTTTGAGCTGACCATGGTGAGCTTCAACCATGCGTAAAATCATCAATAGCCACCTTGCCATTGCTGTGCAGGAGAAAACGAAAACCCGCCCGCGTCGTTTGGTGTTGGAAATTTCCCATACCCATGCGGGTGTAACGTCTTGGGGCGTTCTGGCCATTTATGACCGCAAAGTAATGCTGCTACGTGATTTAGTCAGCGAGTGCGTTGGGCGGTCTATGAATGGTCATCCTCAATTTAATGAGTCTGATTATCTGCTACTCGTTGAGCAACTGGCTGGCCTTTATCTTGAGGCGTTACGCGAATTGAACTGGACTGGTGCCTAATGCTGGACGTTATCGACGTACAGCTAGAAGCCTATCACACCGTCAATCAATGGCGGTGTGAGCAGTTTGCGCCGGGTGCGCCACAAGATATTAGTATGGCCGAACGTGATTTATGGCACTTGGACAGTGCCGATTATGAGTGGCGTCATAGCCTGCTGAAAGATATTCCCAACTATCTCGCCCGCTATTTTGTTGAGCGCTATACCAAAATCTATAACAGCAGTGAGCCACACGAAGCCCGCCGCCGTGCCAATACGTTTTTACGCACTACTGTGGGTGAAAATATATTGCCACGTCTGCGTTTAGTCGCTGACCAATACCGCCAGTGTAGCCCGAAAATTGCAGAGGCTACGTTTCCTTTTTATCCCCAGCTAAAAGACCTGCCAACGTTAAACCGTGATGAGCTGCGCAAGCTGTCTGCCGATACGGCGGACTATATAGCGCAGGCGTTTATGGCATTTACCGAAGAGCATTGCGCAGAGCAGGCACCTGATGCAGCTGCTATGCGTGATCGCACACTTTCTGCTTTTCGCTATCTAGGTGAGCTAACTGAGCAGATCGGCACAGTGCCACCCTATTGGGCTGCTTGGGCTGCATTTATCAATGGTCGCCGTTCACTGCCTACGCAATCCGCCGAATCTGGCATTTTGCGCATGATGACTGCGGATTGGTGGTTGGTGCGCCTAAAGCGTCGCCGTGATTTGCATAGAGAGCATCTGGCCATTGCGGTGGGACAGGTGCAAAAGGCTGCATCTGCGTATGTATCGCGTGGTGGGTTGCATGAATGGATTGAGCAGAAGAAAAGAAACCGTGAATTTTTCAAGAGCTTTGAACTGGAAGATAAGGACACTGGCCAGCGTGTTTCTATGGAGGACATGGTTAATGGCAGTAGTGCAAACCCTGCAATTAGGAGATGTGAATTAATGGTGCGAATGAGAGGTTTTGAAGATTTAGCAAAAGACATGGGGTGTGCGGGCGAGTTTTACACCATCACCGCGCCATCGGCTTATCACGCCGTCCATAGTCGCGGTGGTTTCGTTAAGCAATGGAACGGCGCAGATCCACGCACCACGCAAAAGTATTTGTGTAAGGTTTGGGCGCGTGCCCGTGCTGCGCTTAAGCGTGAGGAAATATCTGTTTTCGGTTTTCGTGTGGCGGAGCCGCACCATGATGGTACACCGCACTGGCATATGTTGCTTTTTATGCAGCCTTGCCACGTTGAGCGGGTACGTGAAATTTTACGTAAATATGCCTATGAGGTAGATACCCACGAATTGAATACGCCAGAGGCCAAAAAAGCCCGTTTTCATGCGGTGCCGATTGAGGAAGAAAAGGGCAGCGCTACGGGCTACATCGCCAAATACATTTCAAAGAATATCGATGGTTATGCGCTAGACGGTGAGAAAGACGATCAGACCGGCGAGAGCTTGAAAGATATGGCCAAGTCTGTGTCTGCATGGGCTAGCCGCTGGCGTATTCGTCAGTTTCAGCAGATAGGTGGTGCGCCGGTGACTGTATGGCGTGAGCTGCGTCGCCTGCCGGGTGATGAACAAATTTTACCTACAATGGATATGGATAATGTGCGCTTTGCTGCGGATAACAATAATTGGTACGCCTACACCGAATGTCAGGGCGGCGCATTTGTTAAACGCCGGGATCTGACCGTTCGCCTCGCCTATGAAATCACCGAGCAGGGCAACCAGTACGGCGAGGATGTACAGCGTGTTACCGGGGTTTATTCCCCGGTGGTTCTCAATTCGGAAGTGGTTACACGGTTGGTTAAGTGGGCAATAGTACCGAAGTTGGCCACAGCGTCAGCGGAGGCCGGTGTTTCTGGCGGCAACGCCGCCCCTTGGAGTTCTGTCACTAACTGTACGCCAGATGAATGGCGGCGATTATCGAATGAGTTAAAAAGCCGGGGTTTTAGCGGTAGCGAGAACGAAATAAGCATCCTAATGTGCGGCAGCCGGTTAACAATCAGTAAAGGGCGTTCACTCGCGTGGCGAAATGATCGCCTGATTGAGGTAGAGGCTAGCCCAGAGCATCAAAGATGGCCGGGTTGGAACTAATACGTTACGTAATAGTGAACCATATCAGTGGCATAAATCGGTTCACTATATCTGATTATCTGTGATACTGTATAAATACACAGTAAATGAATTGACCTTTGGGGGAGTCGTGGCCGATTTATTCTTTGAGTCTTTAGATTTGCGGCGAATTGATTTAATCGCAAGGCTCGTCACGCAAGGCGTGTGCGTTGGTGATGATCGAGAGTTGGCTTTAGTATGGATTGCTGAATTAACCGATGAGTTGTTGCACCAGTTGGATGAGCGAGATCAAGAAGAAAAATGCCTCCAAGATGGAGGCAATGTATCAGGCAGCAGGAGAGGATTGCAGTAAGTTCAAAACAAATTGGCGCTGTTTTTGGCTTAGCCCCTGAACCACCGATTTTAGAAGTTTGTCGCCAGATTTGGCGCTGGGACTGATGGAGTGTGAAAAGGTTAAATTAAGTACAAAAGTATGCCCACACTCCACATCACTACAGGCACAATAAATATCTGCAATTTCGCGGTGCTTACGGTTTGTTTTCTTAATGACAGCCTTTGCACCGCATTCTGTACATTCGACTTTTAAAACGCGCATGTTTCTGGCTCCAATAGAATTTAACTGTTGGAATTTTAGCGTTTTTCTCCTCATACCGCACCCGCCTTTGTTGTATCAACGTCAAAAACAAGGTGTAAATGTTCTGGGATTTCCTGATCGGCGCTGATAGCGTCACGAAAACGACGTTGAACAGGGATTACCTCATCTTTTCGGTACGTATTACGTGCTTTTTCTGGATCGCCTAGACCGCCCGCGTTCTGGGGAATTTGCCCAGCTAACCCCGCAGGGAATCGGTGCGCGTTGAGAACGTCTTGGGCACTGATGTTTTTCACGTTGGCAAACTCATCATTCGCGCCAATATCCCCCATCTGAATAAATTGCACACCTTTTTCATCCCCTCCGGGAATGTTTACCAAGATGGTGCTGAAATTCCCGATCCCTTTGCTTTCGGACAGCTGGCGTTCAATCTCTTCTTCTACTTCATCGGTCATATTCGAATCAGTGGTATACAGAATGCCGCCCGTATGGGCACCGTTGTGGTAATAACGGCGACGAAAAATAGTGGCCTCGCTGTTGAGTAGTGCCGCATGAATGCCGCCGATATAATCCGGCAGGCCATAAATTTGCTGCTGTGGGTCATACTGGCGGATAAAAATAATATCCTCGGCCGGGTAAACCAGTGGCTCGCCATCTTGTAACACCACATATTCCCCACTTTTACGGACGCGGGTATACAGCGCCGGTAATGGCGTTAAATCAATGACTTCACCCCAGCCGTTCCGTACCTTCAAAATAGCGATATCCCCGAACGTCAGATAATCAAAAATGGCTGCCCTAAACTCATCATGGGTCAGGCCCCCTCTGAGAAAGTCAGACGCGATCATGTTGTGCCGGGCATAAAGTACGCCGCCGTGTTGGCCATTTAGGTTAATCAGTTGTGCCAGTGCAAGGCGCTCTATCGGCAGCGTGTAATGGTCGTAATCATTGTCGTACCAAATATCACGATAATCGGTGCCCGTCGTTAAGATGGGTTCTGGCTTACTAAGCGTGAGCAGGCTCATTTTGTGTTTTGCATGGGCATTTGGTTGGCGCTTCATAGCGCGTTGTTTGTTCTTTTTCATGCGGCTTGTTTCAGCCTCCAACGTGATTGTGGGCGGTTTTCGTAGTTAATGGGTTCGTTATGCAGAGCATGTGCAATAGCAAAAGCAGCTTCTGCGTGACCTGTGTCCGCGCTGCGGTCGGCAACAAAGGTCATAGAGTTGCCGCTGTTGGTTGTGGTGCGGCGAATGGCCAAGAAACTGGCGGGGATTTCGGTGTGGTCTTTTGGCCACTCAATACGGTTACTGCTGATAACGTCCAGCGCTTTTAAAATCAGCTCGTCTTTGGTTTTCACGCTGTAACGAATAGGTACGGCAACACGGCCAGCGAAGTGCTGGATGTTTTCAAATACGGCGTTGCCGATGCCGGTAACATCAATTCCCAGATAGCGGATATTATATTTTGCGAATAGCTTTTTGATTTCGTTGGCCTGCCAGCGGAATGACATGCCGTGCCAGTTCACGATTTCCAATACCCTGAATTTTTCTACCGCTAATACCGGTGGTGCCAAAACAGCAAAGGTTGAGAGGTCGCCGGAACGCGCCGGGTCATAACCCGCCCAAACTTCGCGATCACCGAATGGGCGTTTTAGCTTGATGTCAAAATCTTGCCAAATATCACGCTCAACCCCGCAGCGCTCCAAATCCTCAAAGCTAAATACGGCGTCTTTACTATCCACAAACACGCACATATACAGCATGGCAAAGGTGGAATCGTTGTAGCGGTTACGTAGGCGTTCAATATCGGCCAAGTTAAAGCCGCCATGGATCGCATCTTCCATCGTGATGATGTAGCGCCATTGGCCATCTGGGCACTCGCGGCCACCGTCGCGCAGTTCGTCAAACTCGGGGAATTTAACTTTTGCGCGTTTCTTGCTGCCGCGCTTCCATTCTTCCCCTGTCCAGAATGGGTAAGCCTGATGGGTTTTAGCTGATGGCGTCGAAAAGTAGGTGGTGCGCCATTTGTCATGTGTGGCCATGGCGCTGGCCACTTCATTAAGGTGGGTGAAGTTTGGCACCCAGAAATATTCGTCACAGTACAAATGCCCGCTATAAGATTGCGCGGTGTTTTTGTTGGTAGACAAAAAGCGTAGTTCTGCGCCATTGCTTAAGCGGATCGGGTTGCCGGTCAAATCAATGCCAAAATACTGCTGGGCAATGTTGACAATGTACGAGCGGAAAACCTCGGCCTGTGCCTTACTGGCAGAGAGGAAAATCTGTGGGTCGCCGGTTAATACCGCGTTTTCGAATGCTTCAAAAGCAAAGTACCAGGTGGCACCAATCTGGCGACTCTTAAGAATATTGCGTACCGTCTGGGCGATATTCAAACGCAGGTGCTTTTGATAGCCGAACAGATGTTCGTCAGCCCATGTATCAAAATCTTCTTGGTTCAGGCTAGAAATATCGTTTTTGCGGTACTTCTTCTTTTTCGCTGGGCGTTCGTCGTCGTCAGCGCCTGCCGTAAATTGGTTATCGCCTTTGGCCGCAGCCAGCTTTTCTTTGTGTTTATTAGATTGCGCCCGCAACTTCACGGCATGCGCGATCAGGATTTCCATTTCCTTTAATTCAATATCACTTTTTTTATCCCTACCAGCCAGCAGCTGGTAGCGGCGTTCTATCGCTTCCTCGGTGCTTTCGTGGCTGAGTAAATCAGACCACTGACCTTTTTCAGCCCAATAGTAAATAATCCGCGCATTCGGCAGATTTAATTCATTGGCGATTTCTTTTGGCGTCATTCTTCTTAAATAGAGAGCACGCGCCACGCCGATTAATTCAGGAGAGTATTTAGCCATAGGCTTTATTATGCAGAGATATTTATAAATAAACGCCGGGCTTAATTCGCCCTGATTCGGTAATAGGCGTATATCCGAATTTATACGAATTAAACCGAGTGCTACATGAAAAGTATTAGGCAATAATTCATTTCGTTAGAGCACAACAAGCAATCAGGAAAAATAATGTCGCAATTACGCACTGACTGGCTTTGTGTGGCTACCGAAGGGGATACTGTTGACGGTCGTAATTTAGAGCGCCAATGGCTTATTGATGCGGGGGATTTATATGAACCGAATTTATATGCCGCATTAATTTGGCCAGAGCATGAAAAGGATTACGGGAATTTTGGCGAAGTCTTGGCATGTATGTGGCAAGAAGGTGACGATGGTTTAGTGCGGCTTTATGTCCAGCTACGCCCGAACGCTTACCTGCTTGATGCTAACCGCCGTGACCAGATGCTTTATATGTCTGTGGAGCTAACGCCCGATGGGAATTTTCGCGGTACTGGTCGAACGTATTTAGAAGGGTTGGCGGTTACTGATACCCCCGCAAGTGTGGGCACCACGCGCCTGCGTTTTAGTCATCGTAAAAATCGTTTACGCCCAGCGTCTGGGTATTACGAATTTTCGATTAACAAAGCTGGAAAAATTAAACAGGGTAATAATATGAAAAATTGGCAGAGCTGGTTTGGTATTAAACCGAAACACTTTGAAGAGCAGCCTAATGATGATGCGCCAGAAAATGACGATAAATTGCAGGTGCTGGCTAATGCGGTGAATGATTTAGAAGCCCGTATTACCAAATTAGAAGGTAGTCAGGAACAAACCGAACAGGCCGTTGAAGAAGTACAGGCTGATGTTGAAACCGTAAAAGAAGTTGTCGATACCGAAGAGTTTGCGCTTATTCGTGATAATGCCAAATCTATTGTCAGCAATTTTAATAAGCTGGATAAAAAAATTACTAAATTGCCTAAGCGCGATATTGGCGATAAATCCCAGCGTAAAGAATTTAAGCATTTGGTCTAAATAACCTGTTCGCGAATTAAATTCACTTTAATTAAAACTATTTCGCGATAAGCGAGAGGGATATTTATGCAATTAAATAAACGCGCTGAGCAATGGATCCATGCTTTTAGTTCAGCGCTGGCAGAGTCTCACGGGGTGGGTGACGTTAGCCGTTATTTCTCACTGACCGATCCGAAAGAAACGCAGCTACGTTCTGCGCTGCTAGAGTCCGTTGAGTTTCTTTCCATGATCACCTGCGCCGATGTTGATCAGCTGTCTGGCCAAGTGGTTTCAGTCGGGAGTTCTGCGTTATACACCGGGCGTAAAGAAGGTGGGCGATTCTCGCGAACCGTGGGTGTGGACGGTAACGAATACAAGCTGGTGAAAACTGATTCTTGCGCGGCCTTAACGTGGGATTTGCTTTCTATCTGGGCGAACGCCGGTGACGAAAATGAATTTTTCCAAAAGGTGCAGGCGTTCTCTGAGCAGATTTTTGCGCTCGATATGCTGCGTATTGGCTTTAACGGCAAAAGCGTGGCCAAGACAACCGATCCAGTGGAAAACCCCAACGGCGAAGATGTGAATATTGGCTGGCACGCCAAAATGATGGAATTCAACGGCGGTGCACAGATTATCACTGATGGTGTGACATTGGGTGAAGGTGGTGATTATGCCTCACTGGACGCGATGGCGTCGGATTTGGTGAATGCCAAGCTGCCGCAGCAATTCCGTAATGATCCGCGCTTGGTGGTGCTGGTTGGGGCTGACTTGGTCGCGGCAGAGCAATACCGCTTGTACCAGAAAGCAGACCGCCCAACCGAGAAAATCGCCGCGCAGATGTTAGGCAGTACGATTGCAGGCCGTCCGGCAGTGGTGCCGCCATTTATGCCGGGTAAACGCATGGTCGTTACGCCGCTTAAAAACCTTCATATCTACACGCAGCGTAATACACGCCAGCGTAAAGCGGAGTTTGTTGAAGACCGTACCCAGTACGAAAACAAGTATCTGCGTAATGAAGGTTATGCCATCGAAGAGCCGGAGATTTATGCCGCCTTTGATGAGTCTGCCGTGACTATCGGCAAAGTGACCGAGCCGTCAGAGCCAGCCGGAGAATAAGCCATGTTGTCACCCGCTCAACGTCATAACGCAAAAATCAAAGCCCGGCAGGCGCTGGAAAAGTGTCAGGTATTAGACGCTGAACATAGCCTGCATGTGCAACTGGCTGCGTTAGAAAGTGACGTTAAGCGGCTGCGCAATCTCGATACGCTGCGTGATCGCACCATCATGAAACGCAATGAACTGCTGCCGCGATGGTTGCCCACCGCGCAGGCGTATTTAGACAGCGACGAGGTGTACCAAAACCCAATTCTGTCTCACTGCGTAGTGTGGCTGTTTGACGTTGAAGAGTTTGATCAGGCGTTGGATTGGGCGGATGTGGCGATTGCTCAGGGGCAGGAAACACCGGGCAATTTTCGCAGTAAGTTTCCGGCGTTTGTGGCTGACACCATGCTGGCATGGGCTGAAATGGCCGCCAGCTGCGGCGATGGCGTAGAGCCGTACTTTTCGCGCACGTTTACCAACGTGACGCAAAACTGGCGGTTACATGAAGAAATCACCGCCAAATGGTTCAAGTTCGCCGGGCTTCTGATGCTGCGCGACGATGAAGGCAAGCCACGCGCCAGCGCATTGGATGATGTGGAACAGCTGGAAAAAGCCGGGCTTATGCTGGCGCAGGCCGAGGGGCTGTATAAAAACGTGGGCGTGGGCACGATGCGCAAACAAATCAGCGCCCGTATTCGGGCACTGCAAAAGAGTTAAAACGACTACCGCAAGCCAAGCGGGCGCGGTGGAGGCAATGCACATCTGTGCTATGTGCCATGGAAGCCGGTCAGCCCGCTTTACCGAGGTTTTATGTTTAGTGGAACACCGATTGATTACCAAGATGCACCGCTGACCAATGATGGCTTTTGGCCTGATTTGAGCCTTAAAGAGTTTCAGCAGCAGCGCAGCATTCCTCCCGATATTGACGGCGGCACCGTGGCGCAGGCGCTGTTAACGGCAGCCGGTGAAGTGAATCGGGATCTGCGGGACGTGGCCGCTAAGCATGGCAGTGAAGGATATATGCAGGCGCAGGATGTGCCGGGCGTGGCCATTGACGGCATAAACCTGCTGTGTGGCCAATACAAAAAGGCCGTCTATGCTCGCGCAAAAGCGGATTTGATGGGCGAGTTTGCCACCATTGGCCGCCGTGAGTCTCATCCGGGGCAGGAAAGCGCGGAAACACGTAACGGACTACTGGCGGAGGCATCCATTGTGATCCGCAGTATCAAAGGGCTGAAAAGGGTCACGGTGCGCAAGGTATGAGCCAGCTGGAATCACTCACGCAGTTTTTTAAAGACAACGTGCCGCCCCGCGCAATGCTGGCGTTCAACAGTGAAATGGATGAAATGCAGTACATACCCGCGCAAAAGGATTTAGGGCTGGGGCAGTACCGTTTAGCCATTCTACGCAGCACGGCGTTGTTTTCGTGGGAGCGTTTCCCGTATCGCCAGTGTGATCCGCGCTTGCTGATGGCGCTAATGACTGCGTGGCTAAGTGAGGCTGACCGCAGTCTGTTTGCTGAGAACGGCATAGACGATAGTTCACCTGAATGGGATGTGTCAGTGGACGATCAGGAAACTGCCACGGTGGTGCTGACCGTGCCCATGGTTGAAGAGCTGTGCATTGTTCCTGATGAAAAGGGGGCGATCCCCTTTGATGGCCAGCGCTGGCGGTTGGCTGATCCAGAGATTTGGACGGCGCTCACCGCGCAAGTATTTGGGACGGATGAGCAAGGCGCACCCATTGGACAGGTGCAATGATTGCCAACGGTGAATTGAACAAAGCGCAGTTTAAAACGCTGCGCGATGAGCTGGCCAAGCTGGATTTACCGCCGAAAAAGCGCCAGCGGTTTTTATGGCGCATGGCCAAATATGGCGTGATGGCGGCGGCCAAACGCAACGTGCGTAATCAGCAGTCGCCGGATGGTCAGAAGTGGGCAGGGCGTAAGACCAAGCGCAAAGGCAAGATGCTGCGCAATATGCCGAAATTATTGCATATCCGCGAAATGCCCCAACAGCAGGCGGTGCGCTTGTATCTCAGTGGGGGCGGCTATCGCAGCGGGGCTAAGCCGGTGCCTGCGGGCGTGATTGGGTACAGCCAGCAAAACGGCATGAGCGTGACCATTAACCGCCGTCAGGTGGCAAAAAATCAGGCACAGGGCAATCAGCCCGCCACGGTGAAGCAGGCTAAGCGCCTGCGCAAGCTGGGGTACAAAGTGCGCCACGGTAAGCGCTGGAAAAAGCTGGGTTACAAAGAAATAGCGGCATTACTCACCAAGGCGAAAGCCGGTGCGATCATCCGTTCGATGGAGGGGAAACCTGCAAAAACATCGTGGACGGTAGATGTGCCCGCCCGCCAGTTTATTGGCATGAGCGATGATGATTTTAATAAGGCGCTGGCGCGTCAGCTGCAAGCCATTGGCTTTGGCACTGATGTTAACGCGCAAAATATTAGGGGATCGGCATGAGTTGGCCACAGGTCACGGTTAACCAAGTTAACCAGCTGCAAGGCGAAACCAAAGAGATCGAACGCACTGTGCTGTATATCGGCATGGGCAAAACCAACGCAGGCAAAACGGTGGCGGTGAATACCCAATCTGATTTTGATGCGTTGCTGGGTGAAGCAGACAGCCCACTTAAAAGTAATGTTAAAGCGGCCATGCTTAACGCCGGTCAGAACTGGGCAGGTTACGTGCATGTGTTGGCGCAAGACAGCGAGCCCGAAGCATGGGAAGACGCAGTGCGGGCAGCGCAGGCGGTGGCATCGGTTGAAGGCGTGGTGTTGGTCGATGATGTTAGCGATAAAGCGCCAATTAATGCGGCGTCCAGCCTGCGCAGTGAGTTGATTGCCAAATATGGCCGTTGGGTTTGGTTTGCGCTGGCCGTACAGGCACCGCAGGCCGAAGAAACATGGGCGGAATATCTTGAGCGTTTAAGTGCATTGCAGCAGGGCATTGCCGCGTCTGCGGTGCAGTTGGTTCCCCGCTTATGGGGCAATGAGCCGGGCGTTTTGGTTGGCCGCTTGTGTAATCGCGCGGTGACGATTGCTGATAGCCCGGCGCGTGTGGCCACCGGCGCACTGCTGGAATTGGGCAGTGATACGTTGCCGCTTGATGGCACCAGTGTTGCGGTGGATTTGGCCACGTTGCAGGCGCTTGAAAAACAGCGTTATAGCGTGCCGATGTGGTATCCCGACTATGACGGCATGTATTGGTCTGATGGTCGCACGTTGGATGCAGAAGGCGGTGATTATCAGGTGATCGAATACCTGCGCACCGTGGATAAGGCGGCGCGTCGTATCCGCTTGCAGGCGATTGCCAAGATTGCCGATCGCTCGCTGAACAGCACACCGAGCAGTATTGCGGCGCACCAAGCGTATTTTGCTAAAACGCTGCGGGCAATGGCCATTTCGGTACAGATTAACGGTGTGACGTTCCCCGGTGAGGTGAAAAACCCGCAGGATGGAGATGTGACAATTGTCTGGAAATCAGCCTCGGCGGTGGAAGTTTACATGGTCGTGCGTCCGTATGAGTGCCCGAAATCCATCACGGTAAGTCTGCTACTGGATACCAGCATTGAAGGAGTGAGCGCATGAGTCAGCGTCTATCAGGCCAGTCGATTGATATTCGTCTGGACGGTGAATTGATCCACGTTGAGAAAGTCAGCTTGGATATCACGGACAACAGCGCCGCCGCCAGTACGCAGGGTGTGCCGGATGGTTGGGTGGCCGGTGATGTGGCCGCTGAAGGTGAGATTGAGGTGAGCAGCAAGACCTTTCAGCAAATTACCGCTATTGCCCGCCGTGCCGGGTCGTGGCGCGGCATTGAGCCGGTGGATCTGATGTTCTATGCCAAAGCGGGCAACGAAGAGCTGAAGGTGGAGCCGTTCGGCTGCAAGCTGTCACTGAGTAACGTGCTGGACGGTGATCCGAAAGGCGGCAGTACACTGACGCACAAAATTAAGTATGCGGTGACAAGCCCGAACTTTGTGCACATCAACGGCATCCCGTATCTGGAACGCGAAGCCACGCAAAACCTGATCGGCTAAGGATGGATGATGCAGGAGCATGAAAAAACGTTGTTTGGGCTGTTAATCGCAGGCTTTTTAATTGCGATGGGGCAGTTGTTGAACGGTTCAGAACCTATCACCGCACGGTTGTTTTTAGGGCGAGTGATTCTGGGTACGGGGGTATCTGTTTCCGCAGGCGCGGTGCTGTTGTGGGTGCCCGATTTACCGCCGCTGGCCATCATTGCTTTGGGTACAGCGCTAGGTATTGCCGGGCATACGTGGTTTGAAAACTGGTTACGTAAGAAAGGCGCAAGCCTGCTAAAAGGAAAGAAACCATGACGTTAAGTGAAAAACAGCAGCTTTTTGTTTCGCTGATTGCCCAGCTGATTACGTGGGCGAACGATAAGGGCTACCGCTTAACCTTTGGCGAAGCCTACCGCACACCGGAACAGGCCAAGCTCAATGCGAAAAGCGGTGCCGGTATTGCCAATAGTCTGCATACCCAGCGCCTAGCCGTGGATTTTAATCTGTTTGTGAACGGCGAGTACAAAACTAAAACCGAGGACTATTTACCGCTGGGTGAGTATTGGGAATCGCTGGGCGGTGCATGGGGCGGGCGCTTTAAATCCCGTCCTGATGGCAACCACTTTAGCCTAGAGCATAACGGGGTGCGTTGATGGCCAGAACGCTGGCGATGTTGATTGCGGCGCTGCTGGCATCATTTTTCGCCGGATGGAAGGCCAATGACTGGCGGCGCGATAGTCTGGAATTAGCCATCAACCAAGCGGCCAGCGCTGCCGGTGATGAGTCCAGAACGGCCATGCAGAAGGTGGCCAGCCAATCAGCGCGGGAGTTAGAAACAACGCTTGAGGCGTTACGCAATGCCAAGCCACCAAAAGAAATCTATAGGGAAATGGTTAAGCCGGTTTTTACTAATGTGTGCCTGTCTGCTGAGTATGTCAGCTTGTACAACGCCACCGTTGAACAAACCGAACGTGCCCTATCAAGAAAACCTGAAAATAAAATGTCAGGAAAATGATTTACCCCGATTAACGGGAACGCAGGGAACCGCAGCCGCAGAAGCCTTAAACGCATGGCCAGAAATATATGGTCAATGTGCGGCGCGTCATAATCAATTAATTGATGAAATTAATAAACGGGAAGAAATAAACCATGAGTGATAAAAAGATTGTATTAACGGTGGGCGGTGCTGAATTAACGTTTGAACCGAATACCACGGCATATAATAAATTCATTAATGAAATGGCGATGGATAATAAAGTTTCTCCTGCGCATAATTATTTAATGCGTATTGTGGCCGCTGAAAGCAAAGAGGCATTAACCACTATTTTAGAACTGCCGGGGGCTGCATTACAGCTGGCCACCAAGGTGAATGAAATCTTTGCGCCGGTATTGGAAATCAGCGTAAAAAACTAACGGCGCGGGTACGCGCTATCGAAAATAACGGCTTAGAACAATATTTGATTTTACGCCGTCATTATTTACCCCACGAAAATGATGAGCCGGATAATTTGGCGGCAGCATTATGGCTAGATAACCGTTATTGGGAATATCACCGTATTGCTGTGGCCAATGGTATTGCGCTGGCCTTTAAAGGTGATAAGTGAAACAGCTTGAATTTACATTAAGCCTTATCGACAAACTCACCCGCCCATTAAAACAGGCACAGGGGGCGGTGAAAGGTTTTGCCGAGAATTCACAGGCGCACTTTGCCAAAGTGGGGATCGGGGCGGCGGCATTGTGGGGCGTTGGCCAAACCATTCAGGGCGCATTAAGTCCGGCAATTGAAATGTACGGCGCTTTGCAGGAGGCATCGGCGCGGGGCGTGGATGATACCGCGCTTAAATCGGTACGTGATTCCGCACTGACTTTCAGCATGCAGTATGGCCGCAGCGCGGTGGAGTTTGTGCAGTCTACCGCTGATATCAACGCGGCCATTATCGGGCTAACCGGCGATGAACTGCCGAAGGTGACAAAAACGGCCAACATTGTGGCCACCGCGCTGAAAACCACGGCAGGCGAAGCCGCCGAGTTTATGGGGCAAATGTTCGGCCAGTTTAACCAATACGCCCAGCAGGTGGGCAAAGTGCAGTTTGCCGAAGAACTGGCCGGTAAAATGGCCTACATGAAGCAGACCTTTGGCACGGATATGGCCACCATCAAAGACCTGATGGAAGGGGCGCGCGGTGTAGGTTCCAACTACGGTGTGGGGATGGATGAACAGCTGGCAGTGTTGGGACAGCTACAAAGAACGCTTGGCACGGAGGCCAGTAGTTCGTATGAGGGCTTTATGACCGGTGCCGCCGAAGGCGCTAAAAAGCTGGGACTTAGTTTTACCGATACCAACGGCAAGCTGCTGGCCATGCCTGCGATGCTGGAAAAACTGCAAGGGAAATACGGTGCCAGTATTGAGGGCAATCTCAAGGCGCAGGCGGAGCTTGATGCAGCCTTTGGTGACAGTTCGGCAGTGATTAAACACCTGTATGGCAATGTGGATGTGCTCCAGCGCAATATCACCGAGCTGGGCGGCAGTGATGGCCTAAAGCGGGCGCAGGAGATGGCCACCAAGATGGTGAAACCGTGGGATCGGTTGATGCAGGTGTTTACGGCGATCCGTACCGTGATTGGGCTAACGCTTATCCCGGTGCTCTATCCCGTATTGAATAAGCTGGCTGAGATGGGTGCCACCTTTGCCCGTTGGATGCAGTTGTTTCCCAACATTGCCCGCGTGGTGGGCTATGCCGCCATGGCGTTGCTGAGCTTTGCCGCTGTGGGGGCTATCGCCAATATTGTGATGGGCGTTTCTGGTTTCATCATGATGGGGCTGAGAGGCATTTGGGCGGGCTTGATGAGCATTACCAAGCTTTATACCGCTGCGGTATGGCTGGCGCGAACGTCGATGCTTGCATGGAATGCAATCCTACGTGTTACGCGCGGCGTATTGCTGGCGCTGCGCATGGCGGCCATTACTGCTGGGATCGGGATTAACCTGATGAGCTGGCCGATATTACTGATTATTGGTGCTATCGCGCTGTTAGTCGCTGGGTGCTATTACCTGATTAAATATTGGGATGATATTAAACGCGCTGTAATGGATACCGCCGCATTTCAGTCCTTAATCAATGTGATGGGTTATGTGGGCGACATATTTAAAAACGTGTGGGCGTCTATCGTTGCCGGTTGGCATAGCGTTGTTTCTGCTATTACGGGGTTTTCTCTTAGTGATGCCATGGCTGGCATGGTTTCCGGTATCAGTGAGTTATTTAATGGCCTGTGGGCGTCAATGAAACAAAGCTTTTCCCGCTCTTATGATTGGATTATTGAAAAGCTAAACCTCATCCCCGGCGTCAATATTAGCGCCTCAACGGTCACTGATTCGGTGCCTGAAATGCCCAGCGGTTTACCGGCTTCACAAACCGCAGAGAAAAACGTTCTACCTATGCCAGCGATACCGAGTGCGATTAAGTCTGCGCCGGTCGTGCCGGAAACGGTCAAGGCGGTGCCTGTGACGCCGCACGGTATTAATCCGCTGCCCGTGCCAAACGTTGTTCAGTCTGTTCCTGTTGTGCCGGGGAATGTGAGTACCTCACCCGTTATGCAAAACACCATTAACAATGTGAGAACTACGCAATTTACCCGAAATAACATTTCGACAGGCAACCAAGTTAAGGGAATAGAACGCGGCGGGCTGAATAAAGAAATTAATAACAATAATAAAAAAATTACGGATAACAGCAAATCAATCGGCACGGTAAATATTTACCCGAAAGAAATGATGAGCAGTGAAAAACTAATGGAATGGCAGGAGCTGGGCGCATGAGTGAGTTGCAGTACGTCGATTTATATATTTTAAATCATGATTTCTCACTGAATGCCGGTAATGAGCCTGATACCTGTAATAACCAAATCAGCATCGGGCAGGACATTGTTCACGCTATTTATGAAAGCGGTTTAGTCACGCAGCTGGTTGCCGAGCGCAGCCCAACATTACGCGCTGATCTGTTTACACAGCTGGAATTATTGGTGGAAAGCGATGAACGCATAGTGCCGGGCAGTGTGGTGGTGCAGGAAGAAACCAAACAGCGGCTGTGGATCACGGCGGAAACCTATGATTTTGGCGCGGTATCGACGAGGGCAGACCTATGACCAATAAGCCGAATGTTGATTTTGAGCAGGTGCTTAAAGACAGCGGTATGCCAACCACAGAGGCGGAGATCCGCAGCGAGTTCAACAAGGTGGTTAAGGCTGAGGGACTGATTACCAACACCTCGCGTATGTCACCGTTCTGGCGTCTTATCACTGCCATTGTCACCACGTCGGTGCTGTGGATTAAGGATGTGTTAGTGGGCACGGTGCTGGCCAATATGTTTGTGGCCACCGCCAGCGGCCAAATGCTGCGCCTGCTGGCGTGGGCGGTCAATCTCACCGCCAAACCGGCGACGGCTGCCGAAGGGGTGATCCGTTTCGTGAAACAAGATGCGAAAGCGGCGGTGACGGTCAAAGCGGGGACGCAGATACAAACCGAGCGCATTAACGGCGTGGTGTATGTGTTGGCCACGGTGTCAGATTTCACGATCCCCGCAGGTGTGCCCAATGCGCTTATCCCTGTTAAGGCGCAGGCGGCGGGCGGTGCGTACAACTTGGCACCGGGCTATTACCGCATTTTCCCTGTGGCGGTGGACGGTATCAGCCACGCGGTGAATGAGGATGATTGGTTACTGGCACCGGGCGCAGATGAAGAATCCGACGACGAATTACGCGAACGCTGCCGCAACCAGTTCAATCTGGTGGGCAATTACCACACCGATGCGGTGTACCGCAGCATGATTGCAGGCGTTGTCGGGCTATCCATTGACCGTATTTTCTTTTTGCACGATGCGCCACGCGGCGCAGGAACCGCCAATGCTTACCTGCTGTTAGATAGCGGCGTGACGTCACAGCCGTTTATTGATGCGGTAAACGACTATATCAACACCCAAGGCCACCATGGGCACGGTGATGATATGCAGTGCATGGCTATGCCGGAAACCCGCCACACCTTGGCAGTGTCGTTGTTTGTGACCAATCCCGACAACATGACCGAAGACGAAAAGGCCACGCTGCTGGGCGGCGTTGAAAACCTGATCCGCTGTGCGTTTCGTGAAAACAGCAATTATGACGTGAAAAAGACGTGGCCATATTCGCGTTTCTCTTTTTCCAATCTGGGGCGGGAAGTCCATAAAACCTTTGAGGTGGTGGATTCGTTGCATTTTTCACTGGCCGATATTGTGAGTGATCTAGCCGTGCCACGTTTGGCCGCGCTCACCGTGGAGTTAAAGCATGACTGAGTTTGAAAAGCGTTTGGCCAGTCTGAAACTGCCTAGCTGGATGGATAAAGGCGAACCGGCCAAATTACTGGCAGGGGCGCGGGTGTTTTGGCGTGGTGTGCTGGCGTGGGTGCAATGGCCGTTGCGCCAGTTTGATCCGCTGACCTGCGTTGAACCAGTGCTAAACCTGCTGGCCTATGACCGCGATGTCTCCCGCTTTAACGGTGAACCGTTGGCACTGTTTCGTAAGCGGGTGGCTTATGCCTTTGTGAATGCGCGAGACGCGGGATCGGTTGAGGGCTTTATTGCCATTTTCCAGCGGCTGGGCATTGGCTATGTGGAGTTACTGGAGCGTCAGCCGGGGATTGATTGGGACGTTATCACGGTACGCGTGACCGATAGCCAGATTGCCGACAACACCGAATTACTGCTGGAAATTATCCGCCAGTATGGCCGCACCTGCCGCCGCTACCGATTTGAAGTGATCACCACGCAAAGCCTGTTTATCCGGGCTGGGTGGTATGAAGGGGAATATGTTTGCTATGTCGCTAGCCTATCCCAAACGAAAACAAACAATAACAGCGCCACCTATGGCGCGAAACTAGGGGGCTGATATGTCACAAACCACGATCACACTGGCCTTTGAGCAGTGGAAAGCCCAGCAGGCTATCGACGGCAAAGCGGTGGTGCTGGATGAATTTGTTTTGGCCAACGTGCCTAATCTGGATATTGATAGCCCAATTGACCGTGCCGAACAGCTGCCTGCCGCGCAGCACATTGTTCACCGTCAGGCCGTCAGCGCCACCGGTTTGGTGAATGAAAATGCGGTGGTGTATTCCGTCACGATGGGCACCGAGGTGGGGGATTTTTCATTTAACTGGGTCGGGCTTATCAACAAAGCCACCGGCACGCTGGCAATGATTGTGCATGCGCCGCTGCAAAGCAAAATCAAGAACGCCGAGGGCAAACAAGGCAACGTGCTCACCCGTTCTTTTTTGATGGAATACAACGGCGCGGCGTCAGAAACGCAGATCACCACACCGGCAGAAACGTGGCAGATTGATTTTACTGCGCGTTTGTCGGGAATGGATGAACGCCAGCGCCTTGAGAACGTCGATTTGTATGGCGTAGCGGCATTTTTCGGTGATGGTTTTTTGGTAATGCGCGCGGCTAGCCAGTACAGCATTACGCAGGGTATCGGCTACGTGGGTGGTCTGCGTTGTCAGCTGCCCGCCACGCAAAACATTACCGTAACCACAAAGCCGGTAAAGGTCTGGGCAGATGTGTGCTGGAAAGGGACGCTAACCAGCGTGTGGGCTGAAGAGTTGAAAATCACGGTGGCCAATACACTGGCCAACTACGTGCAAGATGGTGTGCAGCATTACGTTTTTGCGGTGGCCAACATTGATGCAAATGGCGTGATCACTGACTTGCGGCCTAAAGGTTCGTTAGACGGTCAGCAGGGCAATAAAGACTTTTTGCGCATTGATAAAAGTCTGTCAGAAATAGCGGCCAAAGGCGTGCAGGCGCAGGAAGAAGCGCGTAAGCATTTGGCATTAGGGGATGTGGCCACAAAAAATATTCAGTCCTCTCAGACTGATAGTACAGTGGGTGCCGTTATGACGGTTCCCGCATTTGGTCTTGGTGGAACAGCCCCACGACTTCCCGCCGTAGCCGGTGCTACCTATGACAATATCCCTATGAACTTGCCAACCGGGTTTTATACACATCAAGTCGCAGGTGGTCCGTTTTGCCATACCGTCACATTACGTCAGGACGGCGGCGCCGCGACAAGTAATCGGCATTTCATTATTCCAGCCCAGCCTTCTGACAAAATAGCCATGCGATGGGATAGCGGAGCGGCATTCTCTTATCAGTATTTTTATACAGACAAAAATAAACCAACTGCCACTGACGTTGGCGCTTTGCCCTCGAATGGGAACGCGGTATCCGCAACCAAATTAGCCACAGCGCGAAAAATTGCGGGTAAGGAATTTGATGGCACATCGGATGTTGTTATCTCGGCCTCTGACGTTGGCGCGTTGCCCTCTAATGGGAATGCGGTCTCCGCAACCAAATTAGCCACGGCGCGAAAAATTGCGGGTAAGCCATTCAATGGCACCGCAGATATTGCGATCTCTGCCGGTGATGTTGGTGCTTTACCTGCTACAGGCGGCACGCTGAACGGCAATTTAGCAGTTAAATATCAGCTCCAAGTGGGGAGTGTTGGCAGCGGTGTGCTGAATATTGGTGACTCTGATTCAGGGCTGCGCAGCACCATCGATGGGCAGGTGGATTTGTGTGCCAATGGTCGAATGTATGGTTATTGGAATGCTACCGAACTGGCATTCTCTGGTCGGATTATTCCAACTGACTACGCCAACTTTGATGCGCGTTACCAAGCCAAGGGGAATTACGCTAACGGAGATACGTTCTATGACACTGCCGAAAATACGGGCGTGCGTACCCGTGATAAAAAATTCCTCATTTCCGTCGGTGCCAGCGGCACCATGGGCTTCTGGAATGAAGCCAAGCAGCAATTTGTTTTTTGGGTTGATTCTGACGGCAAACTATTAAAAGGAATAGTTCCGGCAGCCTTGGTCTCTGGCCTTGCTGAGATTGGCGTAAATCAGACTTGGCGTGACGTAACAAAACAGCGAGCGCTGAATACGGTGTACACAAACAGTTCAGGAAAACCAATCTTTGTTTCTGTCTCAGGAAAGGATCAACAACAAAAATCGTACATTGACCTCTGGATTGGTGCAGTAAGAGCTAGCACCTATTACAAGGATGCTAATTCTGATGCGCCTGTATCCGCTATCGTGCCAGCGGGTGCCGCTTATAAAGTTACTACTGTTGGAGGGGCACTAATAAATTGGGCGGAGTTGTCATAATGAATTATTTTACAGATGAAAAAACAGGCGAAGTCTACGCCTATGATGATACTCAGCTATTGCTTGTTGAGCGGATTAATGCGCCTGATTTCGATAATGAACGAGAGCTAATACCCGATGTTTTCTTTGAAATTGACGAGAAAATTAAGGTGCTGCGAAAAATGACACAGTCAGAAATTGATGCCCATCTCAATCCGCCAGCAACACGCGAGCAGTTGATTGCCGCTGCCGACGCACAAAAACAGCAATTAATTGACGAAGCAGAAATGAGAATTTTGCCACTTTCGCGAGCTAAACGCCTCGGTATTGCTACAGCTGATGAGTTGCAGAAACTTGATAATTTGGAGCGATATAGCGTGCTACTTCATCGAGTGGATACCAGCAAAGCGCCGAATGTTGAATTACCAGAGGTGCCTGATGTGGCGTGAGGCAAAAATTGCATTCCCTGATGAGTTATCCGCGCTCAATTGTTCCATCGTTCCAGCCCATCCGTGGATTTATGGGTTAGGTCAGCAAACGGACACCGGTGCGTACTTAAGCCCAACGAATGCGGTGCAATATCTAGCTGCTAAATTGTTGGCCACCGGTGGACGTGCTGATGTGACCATTTTCATGATCTGCGGTGATACGCACGATGGATTTATGAAAAGCCTGAGTACGCTTGCGGCGGTATTTCCAGCCCCCGCGTTTACGCAGGTTTCCCGCATGGCACAGGCGGCGGCTGAACTACAGCAAGTCAAAATGCAGCTGCCGGGTAAGGCGGCTAATAGCTTGCCCGCTGCGCTGCCGTTGTCAGTGTCTACCAATCGTGCCGCGCTGAATGCGTTGCGAACGGCGCAGGCGCAGATTGAATCGTCAGCGGGTTCTAGTTTGGCAGGTATGCAGGCGGAGCTGGCCAGCTTTGCCGCCGAACATGCGAACCAACTGGCGCAAATTCAACAGGGGTTGGACGCACTAAAAGGACTGAGCGCAAAGGCGTGGGTTTTCACCGGCAGCGGCGATCTGGTTACGATGGCCAGCGAGTTGGTGAAAACAGTGCCGCAGCCGTCTGCGGTGTATACCGTGGCCATGATGTTTGTGGCGGATGATTTGGGTAGTTTGGGAGGCATGATCCATGACATCGATCGTAATGCTGGCGCTTAACGGTGAGGGGATACCGCTGAAAGATATGCGCGTGACGCCAACCATGCAGATCCAAGATAAAGACCAGTCAGGGCAAACGTCCAGCACAGGCACCGCAGAGCAGGGCATTAAGCCCAAAGAGCTGCGTGTTTCTGGCGTGGTGCCCTATGCCAATCCTGAGATTTTGAAGCGCATTTTTGAGCTGGCACAGGCTAAAGACACAGCCGGTAAACAGCAGACCTACCGCGTAGCGCATCTGGTAGCTAATACCATCGGCTTTCGTGAAGCGACGTTTACCGGGACGGTGGATGCCCCGCAACAGGATGGGAAAATGGCTTGGCTTGTTACCTTCACCTTGCGCGAAAAACAGAGCGTGCCTGAGAAAAAAGAAGCCCGCGCCGGTAATAAGACCGCAGCCCAAAAACAAACGCAAAATGGCGGCGGCAAAGGGGACGGTGGTTCATCTGCTGAGGATAGTGAAAAACTAAGCTGGTTCGAAAGTAAGGTATTGAAACCCGTTAACGACGCGCTGGGGTAAGGCATGAAGCCAATTAAACGACTGTATTTATCCGGTGATGAGGTTCACCTAGTTGATGCCAC